TTTATAAAAGAAGAAGAAAATCCTAAATTTGTAGTTAAAGGAAATAAACGTAGATATGCAGTAGCATTAAATAGAGATGGGAATGAAATATTACAAAGCGAATATTCATTTACATTATCCCCAGATATATTAATTGAAGAATTAAAATTAAAAATAGACGAGAAAAATCTCGTGGCTTAATATTTATAATCATGAAAGTAGATGTATTTAAAAAACTAATTAAAGAATCGGTCCGTGAAGTTTTACGTGAAGAATTATCTTCTCTTCAACCTCAACCTATTCAAGAGAATAGAACTATGAATTTTACTTCACAAGATGTCGACATGACATCTTATAGAAAAAATTTAGCTAATATGATGGGCTTACAAGCTCCTCCTATGCATAATGGACATCAACCAACAGCACCAAAAGTTCAATCAACCGGGAATCCATATTTAGATATTATTGCTGAGACAGCAGCTACTATGACTCCACAGGAATTAGCTCAAATGAGACAATATAGCGAATAATTATGCCAATACCTCAAGTAATTAGAATAGATCCTAGAGATTTAGATAAAAATAGAGCAATAGGAGTTTCTATTCCTTTTAATGCTGGGGGTGTATTTAGAAGTACTTATTCAACTAAAGATCAAATTAAATCTAATTTAATTAATTTATTGTTGACTTTACGAGGTGAAAGAATAGAGAATCCTGAATTTGGTACTAATTTACCTAGATTAATATTTGAACAACTGGATGAACAATTGTATCCTATTATTCAAGATGAAATATTTTCTAGTGTAAATAGATTTGTTCCTGAAGTTACATTATTAAATATTGTTTTAACACCTGATGCAGATGGTAATACAATATCTATAGAAATAGATTATAGACTGAATATTTCAGGACAACAAGATAATATCATAATTGCTTTACAATAATGGCTGAAGATAAATCAATAAAATATTTAAATAAATCATTCGGTGATTTTAAAGCATCTCTACAAGAGTTTGCTAAAACATACTTTCCAGATACTTATAACGACTTCTCAGAAGCGTCTCCAGGAAATATGTTTATTGAGATGGCATCTTATATAGGTGACGTTTCTTCATTTTATATTGATTCCCAAATTCAAGAAAACTTTTTAAATTTAGCTAAAGAAAAAGAAAGTTTATATAATTTAGCTTATTCATTTGGGTATCGTCCTAAAGTTTCTTATGCTTCTAATGTTGATTTAGATGTATATCAATTATTTCCTACTAGAATTGAAGGAGGTAATGTTACTCCTGATATTTTATATTCATTAGTTGTACCTGAAAATACTTTAGTAACAAGTAATGCTGATTATAGTAAATTTATTACTACTGAACGTATAGACTTTTCTGATACTAGTTCAGCCGAAATTACTTTTGTAGATAGTAATTATTTTTTAGCAAAAAAGAAAGTTAAAGCAATATCTGCTGAAATAAAAACTGCTACTTTTACCTTTACTACACCACAAAAATTTAATTCAATCACAATTGATGATACTAATATACTTCAAGTACTAAAAGTTACTGATGGGAGTGGATATATATGGTATGAAGTTCCTTATTTAGCTCAGGATTTAGTTCCTGTATCTTCAAGTAACCCAACTTCAGGTAGTGATGGAGTTAATTATTTATTAAATTTCCAACGTGTACCTAGACGATTTGTTACTCGTGTTAAACCTGATGATAAACTAGAATTACAATTTGGATCAGGTATGTCAGTAAATAATTCTGATGCTACTATTTTACCAACTCCAGAAAATATTGATTTGGGATTAGTACCAAGTATTAAAACTAATATAGATGATTATAATAAAGCATCCATATTTTTTACTCAAACTTATGGTTTAGTACCTCAAAATACTACATTGACAGTTCAGTATTTAGTAGGTGGAGGTTTAACTTCTAATGTGCCTGCAAATGTATTAACTACTATTGATGCAACAAATATAAATTTTAAATATGGTGGAGTTACTCCTGCGTTAACAGGTAGTGTTTTATCTAGTGTAGCTTGTAATAATATTTCACCTGCTGTTGGTGGTAGAGGAGCTGATACTATAGAAGAAGTTCGTTTAAATGCTTTAAGTTCATATTCATCTCAAAACAGAACAGTAACTAAAGATGATTACGTTATGCGTAGTTTAAGTCTGCCATCAACTTATGGTACTATATCTAAAGCATATATAACACAAGAAACATATAATTCTTTAGGAAATTTAGTTTCTAATAACCCATTGAGTTTAGACTTATATGTTTTAGGATACAACTCAGATAAAAAATTAATTTCTGCTAGTGATGCACTAAAAGTAAATTTAAAAACCTATCTTAACCAATATAGAATGGTTACAGATGCTATTAATATTAAAAATGCGTTTTATATTAATTTAGGTGTTAATTTTGAAATAAATGCTGATCCAAGTTATAATAATAAGGAACTATTATCTACGTGCATTTCTCAAATAAAATTATATTTTAACATAGACGCCTGGCAAATAAATCAACCCATTGTTATGTCCGATATTAATGCGCTTATTTTAAAAGTACCTGGTGTTCGTTCGGTATCAAAAGTAGAAATTGTAAATAAACAAGGAGGTAATTACTCTCCATATGGATATGATGTTGCGGGTGCTACTAGAAATGGAATAATTTATCCATCAATAGATCCTAGTATATTTGAAGTACGTTTTCCTGATATTGATATAAACGGTAGAATTATTACATATTAAAAATGGCCATATATAAAATATTTCCTGACAAGGATGCAACAATATATTCATACTATCCTACTAAAAATACAGGATTAGATGAAATATTAGATTTAAGTATTTACAAATCTATTGATAGTGATGGAGATGTATCTCGTGTTTTATTATCATTTACTAATTCTGAAATTCAAGATATATTAACCAATAAAATTGGTTCTGCGGGATATAAAGCTTATGTAAAATTATTTCAAGCATATGCTACTTCAATTCCTTTAGATTACACTATACAATGCCATCCAATAGCTACTTCTTGGAATATGGGTACTGGTAGAGCAGCTAATATTCCTAATACTACTAATGGTGTTAGCTGGAAATATAGTAATGATATAAGTGGAAGTATATTTACTTCATCACTAGCTGGAACTACTGGTTCATATTATAGTAATAATGTAGGTGGAGGTATTTGGTATACATCAAGTAATTTTACTGCAACTCAATCATTTACATATGCTACTGGTAAAGATATAGAATTAGATGTAACTAATGCTATTAGCTCAAGTTATTATCAATATGGTTTTTTAATTAAACATTCTAGCTCTTTAGAATTTACAACCGGTTCACCATTTGAAACTAAATATTTTTCAGTAGATACTCATACTATTTATCCTCCATGTTTAGAATTTAGATGGAATGATTTTTCATATATTACAGGTTCATTATCTACAATTACTTCAACAAATCCTGTAATTACATTAGCTAATAATAAAGGTGAATTCCAAGTTGATTCTGTAAACCGTTTTAGAATAAATGTAAGAGATCAATATCCTGCTAGGAATTTCCAAACGTCTTCAGTATATATTAATAATAAAATTTTACCTACATCATCATATTATGCTGTAAAAGATATTAAAACTGATGAGTTTGTAATCGATTTTGATACTGCATACACAAAACTATCATGTGATTCATCAGGTAACTATTTTGATATCTATATGAGTGGTTTACAACCTGAAAGATATTATCAAGTATTAGTCAAAACTACAATAGGTGGGAATACAATAGTAACCGAAGATAATAATTATTTTAAAGTTATACAATAATGTCTGAAGTAATAAGATTAGATAAACAAATTTTTTCTAAAAATGATTTTGAAAAAGTAGTAGATAAGAGTTTTAAACAATTAGTAAAACCTGCAACTGAAACTACTTTTACATTATCTGATTTTTTTGAACTTTATGATAATTTATTTTTAGAAATTCCTAAAGAAGGAGAAATAGAATCTCATAGATTTATATTAAATAGAACTGCTGAATACTTAGGAGTAAATATAAATGATGATATAGATGTTCAAGCTTTATTGGATGAGATAACATCATTAAGAACTGAATTATTAGATGCTAATAAAACATTATTAGATTTAACTAAAAAATAATGGCTGAGATTAAGATTATAGGTAATGTAGAAAATACTCAACAAGTATCTCGATTCAATATTGAAGATACTAATTTATTAACTCCTGGAAATTTAAATGAATCTTTTGGAATTGAAGGAGATTATATAGAGTTATTTTTATATGATAATAACGATAATTTACTTGATGTAGATTACAATTATAGAAATTTTAAATTACCTTCAAATTCTTTCTTATACCAAAATTCCACATTACCTATTATAGAAATAGATCCTATAAAGGATATTCAAGATTTTGGATATAATGATGGAGCTTTTTATTCTCAATATAGTTTTTTTAGAAGAAAATTTTCTGATAATCAAGATGATATATTCATAAGTGAAATATCTTCTGATAGAACTGAAATAAGAATTAATTCGGTTGATATCCCATCAAATATCTTTTTAACTCAAGCTCAACAGTTAATAGATGAATTAAATTCTTCAGCATATCAAAAATATTATTTAATTAATTTCCGCCCAGATATACAACAAGTAGTTGTTAATGTGGCTATCGATAATAATTCCGTATTATTAAAACTATATGAACCATTAGATGAAAGTATAGTATTAAAAGATACTTTATGGTTAGCTGAGGAAATTATTTATCCTTATACTTTTAATATTGATTTAAATATAACTGTAGTCCCAGATCCAATTCCACAATTAAAAGGACCTAACTTTGATATTGATCTTGATATTAAACAAGATGTACCTACAGGATACCAAAATTATAGTAGTTTAGTTTCTTCTTTAACTGGGTCGTCATACTATCGAGTTTTAAATTATATGAACGATGCTTCATATGATTTGAATATTGACTATACTAGTTTTGATAATTTTATTAATTTTAGTTCTGCTAAAAAACGTTTAGAATTATTTTATGATAAAATTAAATTAATTGAAGATTATAATAATGATGTAAATATTCTTACGGGTTCAACTAGTGCTTTAAAGAATAGTGAGACGGCTTCAATTAAGTTAAAAATTGATGATATTACTAAGAATTTTGACGGGTATGAAAATTATTTATATTTTGAATCGTCTTCATATGCTTGGCCTAAATTAAATAGTAATAAACCATATATTTTATTATCTACTGGTTCTTTAATATCTAAAGATTGGTTTGCTTTTTCAATGACTTCTTCTACAAATTATGATGAAGAAAATCAAGATAGATTATATAATGTAATTCCAGGATATGTAAAAAATGATCCTAGTAATTATCAACCATATTATACGTTTGTAGATATGATTGGACATTATTTTGATAATGTTTGGATATATATTACTTCAATTAATGAATTATACAACGCAGATAATAATCTTGAAAAAGGTATTTCTAAAGATTTAGTTTACGATGCATTAAAATCATTAGGTGTAAAACTTTACAATAGTAAAGGAGATAATGATTTTGACAATTATATTGGTGGATTAAATAGTGGTAGTTCATTATTTGTTGACACACGTGCTACGTTTGATGCTACTAGTAGTTATTTAAATAATATCCCTAAAAAAGATATATTAGCTGAAAGTTATAAAAGAATATATCACAACTTAATTTTATTAAATAAAGGTAAGGGTACATCTGTTGGACTACAGAATTTAATTAATTCATTTGGTATTACAAGTAGTATATTACAACCAAAAGAATTTGGTGGTTCAACTAAAGTAAATGAAATAAAAGGATTTGATAATGATAAAATAACAGTTAAAAATAATACTATTACAGGTAGTGTTTTATCCCCATTTATATCATTACAACTTGAACCAACATCTTCAACTGCTTCAACTTCTACAGATTTACATTTTGTTGATTTATCTTTTAGTCCTCAAAATGAATTAAATGCAAGAGTATCTTCATCTATAGCTACTTATAATATAGCAGCTAATGCTTTAGGTACAGCATCATTTAATATAGATCAATATATTGGTGACCCAGCATTAATGGAATCATCATCATATGCTGCTTTAATTGAACAAAATTTACATTTTGTGTCTGCTAGTTCTGCTGTTTCGGGTAGTGAAAAACGTTTAGATTATAAAGGATTTGTTGAGTTAGTAAAATATTTTGATAATAGTTTATTTAAAATGTTAAAAGATTTTGTTCCTGCAAGAACAAATGCTTTAACAGGTATTACTATTAAATCCCCAGTATTAGAAAGAAATAAAGTTCCTGTATACCAACCTGATGTAACTAAGCAAGAAACACATGATGCTAAGTATGCTGGTCCTACCATAAAACACGATAATACTTATAATTTTTCTAAATTACAAGGTGACAAATCTTCATTTTATACAGGTGAAATTTCAGGTTCTTATATAGATGTATATGATTATTTTGAAAATTCAAATCCTAATCCATACTTATTTCCTACTACATCTTTAGAAACAGATACTACAGCATATAATAACTA